GATGCGGGACGCCCTCGACGTGATCGCCAACCAAGCCCGGCGACGCCCACCCCTCAACCGGCTAGAAACCCCAACCGCTGATGAGCAGCAGAAGGAGCAGTGAACAACGATGAAGAACTGGAACACCCTTGAGGCCGACATCGACCTCATCATGAACAAGCACTACACCGCCGGACGATCCGGCCGGAAGATCGACAAGGTGATCATCCACCACAACGCCGGCAACCTGTCGATCCGGGGCTGCTGGGACGTGTGGCAAACCCGCCAGGCCTCGGCCCACTACCAGGTGCAGTCCGACGGGAAGATCGGCCAGCTCGTGTGGGACCGCGACACCGCCTGGCATGCCGGGAACTGGAACGCCAACACCACCTCGATCGGTATCGAACACGCCGACATCTCCTCCAGCCCGTGGCGGGTGTCCGACGCCTGCCTCGACAACGGTGCCCACCTCGTGGCCGCGATCTGCCGGTACTACAAGCTCGGCCGCCCGCAGTGGGCTAAGAACGTGTTCGGTCACAAGAACTTCTCCTCGACCGAATGCCCCGCGTCGCTGGCAGGCTCCCAGCACGCCGCCTACATGAAGCGCGCCCAGTACTGGTACGACCACATGACCGGCAGCAAGCCAGCGCCTGCGAAGCCTAGTCCTGCGAAGCCCGCACCGTCCACGCCGCCGAACATCGACGCGCTCGCCGACGCCGTGATCCATGGCGACTACGGCAACGGTGAGGAACGCAAGCGCCGCCTCGGATCGAACCATGCGGCTGTGCAGAAGCGGGTGAACGAGAAACTCGCTGGCAAGAAGCCCGCTGTGAAGCCTGCCGGGCCGAATATCGACGCGCTCGCTGACGCGGTCATCCGTGGGGGCTACGGCAATGGCGACGAGCGCAAGCGCCGCCTCGGTGGTCTCTACGCCCAAGTGCAGAAGCGGGTGAATCAGAAGCTCGGCTACTAACCACTCCGCGCCATCTCCGTCTGAGAGTACAAATCCGGCCTCGTCACTGCCCCTCCTGGGTGGTGGCGGGGCTTTTCGTCGTCTCCAGGGGCTTTCGTGCCCGTCCGGATTTGGTCGGTGTCGGGGGCGTATGGGTGAGCAGGCGTTCGCGGCCCGTCCGGTTTCCTGGCGGCTGGTGCCTGACAGATGAGACCGCCGAAGTCGGTGGTTCGGATGGAAGGGAGCCAGCCAGTGACGGCCATGACATCAACCCAGCAGGAGCAGATCACGGTGATGCGTCGAGCCGGGGTGACCTACGCGGCGATTGCCGCACACCTGGAACTCAACGCCAACACCGTCAAAACGTGGTGCCGCCGCGCCCGCATCACACCCGACCCGGCCATCGCGCCGGTCGATGACCCGCTCGGGGTGTGGTGCTTGAACTGTGGCACGCCCATCACCGGCATCCGGCCGGCGAAGTTCTGCAGCGAGCAGTGTCGCCGCGCCTGGTGGCATGCCCACCCCGAAGCAGGGCGGCGGGACGCGTTCTACCAATTCACCTGCCCACACTGCGGTGCCGAGTTCAGCGCGTACGGCAACAAGCACCGCGTGTATTGCAGCCACGCCTGCTACATCCGTCACCGCTTCGGCACCAAAGGCGGACGCCCATGACCCCGGCCCAGCTGCGTGCCGAAGCGACCACCGCACTCGCGCTCGCCAGGCTCGACCACCTCACACAATCCGGCATCCTCACGCCCGCCCAGGCGGCCCGTGTCGCCTCCTGGATCGCCGCTGATGCGGGTGCGGACATCGGGGCGTTGAAAGCACAAACTTTGGTTGACTTCACGGCCGATCAGAGTGATGTATAGACGTGCAAACGATACAAAAACCCTAGTCAGACAAGGAAAAGCTATGGCAAGGATGGAACGGGTCGCCGCGCCACCCCAGAGTGCGCGGGCCAGGAAGGTCGCGGCGTATGCCCGCATCTCGATGGAAAACGACCGCACCCCGAAGTCGCTGTCGGCACAGATTTCCCGCTATTCCGAGCTGATCCAATCCACTCCCGGCTGGGAGTATGCGGGCGTTTACGCCGACTCGGGTATCTCAGGCACCACCACCAACCGTCCCCAATTCCGAGCCATGCTCGCCGCTGCCCGCTCCGGTCAGATTGACCTGATCTTGACCAAGTCGATCTCCCGGTTCGCCCGCAACACCGTCGACCTGCTGGAAACAATCCGGGCACTGAAAACCTTCGGCGTCAAGGTTCGCTTCGAAAAAGAGAACATCTCCACGTTCTCCGCCGATGGGGAGCTGGTGCTCACCCTGCTCGCGTCCTTCGCGCAGGCCAAGTCGGAGCAGATCAGCCAGAACGTGAAATGGCGGGTGAGGAAAGGCTTCGAGCAGGGCAAAGCCAACGGCTTCCACCTCTACGGCTACACCGACTCCGCCGATGCGACCGATGTGGAGATCGTCGAGGCCGAGGCCGAGGTGGTGCGCTGGATTTTCGCCCAGTACATGGTGCCGACCTCGTGTGAGGCGATGGCCGCCCAGCTCATCGCCGACGGACGCCCTCCACACCACTTGGCCAGCAACAAGATGCCCGGCGAGTGGGTGCGTCACATCCTGAAAAACCCGTCCTACACCGGCGACCTGCTGCTCGGCCAATGGGCCACCCCAGAAGGCAAACCCGGCCGGGCGGTGCGCAACACCGGCGAGCATCCCATGTACCTGGTCGAAGGGGCGATCCCCGCGATCATCGACCACGACACGTTCACCACAGTGCAGGCCGAGATTGCGCGCCGCCGTGACCTGGGGGCACGCGCCAACTGGTCGATCGACACGGTGGCGATGACCTCGAAAATCAAGTGCGCCGCTTGTGGCTGCTCCTTCGTGCGCACCGTCCGCAAGCCCCGCACCCGGAACGCGATCGCCACCGGGCATTGGATCTGCACCGAACGCAAGAAAGGCCGCACCACCAGTTGCGGCACCAGCGAAATCTCCGACACCGCCCTCAAGACCTTCATCGCCAGCATCCTCGGTATCGACGAGTTCGACGACGACGTGTTCACCGCCCGCATCGACCACATCGACGTGACCGGGAAAGACCACTACACGTTCCACTACACCGATGGCACCACCAGTAGTCACACGTGGCGGCCAAACCTGAAGAAGTCCTCCTGGACCCCGGCGAAGAAAGCCGCCTGGGCTGAGTTGGTCAAAGCCCGCTGGGAGTACGCCCGCACCCACGGTCTCGGCGGTCGCAGCGCACCCACCCCGCCCGAAGCACTCGCGAAATACCGGGCCGTCGCCAAAGCCGAAGCCGAAAGGCTCCGCGCCGAGCGGGGTGAACGCTAAATGGCGCGCACCATCACCGCGATCTCGGCCACCCGCCGCCTACACACCGGCACACCCTTGGGACAGACCACGATCCGTAAAGCCGCAGGCTACGCCCGCGTCTCCACCGATCATGAGGACCAAGTGACCTCCTATCAGGCGCAGGTCGACTACTACACCCGCTACATCAACGCCCACGCCGGATGGCAGCTCGCCGGAATCTACACCGACGAAGGCATCACCGGCACCTCCACCAAACACCGCGCCGGATTCCAATCCATGGTCACCGACGCACTGGCCGGGAAGATCGACCTGATCATCACCAAGAGTGTCTCCCGATTCGCCCGCAACACCGTTGACTCCCTGACCACCGTGCGCACCCTGAAAGACGCCGGAGTAGAGGTGTTCTTCGAAAAAGAGAACATCTGGACGTTCGACGCCAAAGGCGAACTCCTCATCACCATCATGAGTTCCTTGGCGCAGGAAGAAGCCCGCTCCATCTCCGAGAACGTCACCTGGGGGCACCGGAAACGGTTCGCCGACGGGAAAGTCACCATCCCCTTCAGCAGGTTCCTCGGCTACGACCGAGGCGAGGACGGCAACCTCGTCATCAACCAGGAACAAGTCAAGCTCGTGCGCCACATCTACACCCTCTACCTCAACGGCGGCTCCCTGACCGGCATCGCCAAACAACTCCAAGCAGAGGGACACAAGACCGCATCCGGGAACCCGAACTGGTCAGCGTCCCAAGTGCGCTCCATCCTCACCAACGAGAAATACAAAGGTGACGCGCTGTTGCAGAAGTCCTACATCACTGACTTCCTGACCAAGAAGCAGGTCAAGAACGAAGGCGAAGTGCCCCAGTACTACGTCACCGGCAACCACGAGCCGATCATCACGCCAGCTGTGTGGGACTTCGTCCAAGCAGAACTCGCCGCCCCCGCCACCGGTCGGCGTTCCTCCTCCCGGCAACGCACCTTCTCCGGCAAGATCAAGTGTGGCCAGTGTGGTGCCTGGTACGGGTCGAAAACCTGGCATGCCGGCTCCAAATATGAGAAACGCATCTGGCGGTGTAACCACAAATACGCAGGCACCACCCCGTGCAGCACTCCGCACGTCAGCGACGAGCAGATCACGACTGCGTTCCTCGACGCCGTCCACCAGCTCCTCGCCTCCAAGGGAGGGGTCGACGAGATGGTCGACAAGGCCGTGCGTGCCGAACTCGACACCACCGACCTGCACATCGAAGCTGACCAACTCTTCGCCCGTGTCGGTGCAGCCGCCGAGGCGATCAACCAGTTGATCACCCGCAACGCCCGCGTCGCCCAAGACCAAGCCGAATACCAGCGCCGCTTCAACAAACTCAACACCGACCACGCCCGACTCCTGGACGAGTACCACCAGCTCCTGGCCCAGATCAGCGACCGAGAAAACCGGCAAGCCGCCTACCGCTACTACAAGGAACAACTCGCCACCCTCGACCCCGCAAGCATCGAATTCACCCCATACCTATGGCACACCCTCGTCGACCACGCCGGAGTCAGCGTCGACGGCACCATCACGTTCAGGGATGGAAGGTCGCAGGCGATCTCACTCAAGAAGTGATCATCTCAGAAAAAACTGCGACATCGTGTACAGGGTCTTGGGCGCCGGGGTATACGGTGATCTCCCGGTAGTTCGGATGTGCGATGTTCAGCGAAGGGAGTGGGACTTCACGGAGTCGAACAACAATGAACCCGTATGCCAGGAGATCTAAGCTCTTGACGCGATCAACGTCCGCCTTGGCCCGATGCCAGTACGAGCCGTCATACTCGATGGCGAGCTGTTTCCCGGATGGAAGATCCACGCAAATATCAACAGTCCAGGAAGAGTGAGCCTGGAACTTTGCAGAATGAATGCGGGAACCAGATTTCGCGTTTCCCCAGTGCGCAAGGGCTGCCGAATGGTATTCGGTCTCGATCCGAGATTTTCCTGTTTCGATGCACTCCGGGCATTGCGACCCATTGACTCGCGCTGCTGGCATAGCCCGCCACCTGTGAGCCGGATCGTTTTTGCACACCCAAAGGGGCGGCTCAGCTAGCTGAGCGGTGTTCGGACGGATTTCCCACGGCGAGAGCGGATTATCTGGCGACCATTCATCGGCAACCTCTGGATAATGGTATGCCAGCGAATCAAGGATGGTATGGCACACAGGGCAGCGATACCGCTCATATTTATCGCGTTCTCGGGGAGTGGCTTGGAACTCATGTCCGCAGACAGGGTCTCGCCACCAGACAACGCGACGAGACTCGGGAGAGACGTCTGCAAGGCGCAAATTGCCATTCTTGGTGGGATGCCACTGGCTGCCGATCTCTGGTGTCAACCTGCTCGCGGAGGGATCAGCTTCCGCAGCATCCGCATTTGCTTTCCTGGTCTTAATTGCCTTGCAAGCAGAACAGCCCCCAAACAGATAGCTGAGAGGTTGACGCGTGTTTCGGTGACCAGCAGGACACCGGAATCTATAACCCGAACCCCAGTGGTTCTCGTCGACTCGAACACTCTCAGGAGGGAGGTCGTCGTCCCAAGCGGCCAGCAGCTCGGGTACATCAGCGATAGTCTTACCTGCAAAAGAAGCTCTTTTATCTTCCCAGGCGACCCGCCGAATCTCCTGACACTCAGGGCAGAAGAAATAGTCATTCGTGACATCTAGGATGCGAGCCTTGAACGAATGCCCTTCAGGGCAGGTCCACCATGCTTCTCGGCGCGCTTTTAATGTAGCTGTGTCCCAGAGGGATTCCGGATTGCGGTCGTGATCCCACCATTCGACAGCTCGGTTGCTGGAGTTCTTGAGGAGGTTAGCGCCTCGGGCCTTCTTGGTTCCTGCAGTTGCGGACTTCGGGTTCCGTCGACAGGGACAACCCCAACCAATATCCCCACTGCGTTGCGCCTCGATCCTGCCGCAGAAATTGCAGCGCGTGGCGTGAGGATCATCCTCCAAGCTGGGATTAGTCAGTGGCCCCAGATATGTGTAGCCATGAGCCTCGGCGTTCTTCTTGACAGAAGATATCTCTACGGGTTGATCGGAACAGCCCGACATGGCGCGGGCTCCCTTCGCCCACGCACGCCAGTAACAAGCTCGGCAAACAAGTTCACCGGCTTGCAACCGGTCAAGAACATATTCGAAGCGGTAGTGCCCCTCAAAGCCGCAACGCGAACACCGAGTCAGCAAGTAGGCAGATGCCTTGGTGAATTCTTCAAGCAAGGTAAGGCCACCCTGAGAGTAAAGCTGATGGAGGTGATCGAGACACCACGTCGGCCGTGTGCGAGTAGTAAACGCTCCGGGTTGGCCGCACCCTTCCACACAGCAAATTTTCACCCTAGTACATCATTCTCCCTGAACTGAACCAATGGCCTCCCATTTGAACCACTCACGCCGCGAGCGCGACCGTGCCGCCATTTTGTATCCAAGTCGGACTGAAAGCTTCGTCGATCCACCCCATGCCCATGCGTGCCTCCATTCCCCGTCCAGTGCTCGCCGGATCCCATGCCGTCCACAGCCCAAGCTGCCCGGTCGCTGCGTCTGAAACTGTACGTCCACCGATGTGCAGGCCCCGGGAGTCTCGTCATGGCCGGGTGGGATGCTCGGGTTCTCGACGCTGTACGGTACTCGACTACAGTTGAAGGGTATCTGGCACGCGAGCACCCATGGAGATTGTCCTGAGCACCACAACACCCAACGCACCTGCCACTCGCGTTTTCACCGTTCCCGCCGGTGTCCCCATGATCAGTCTGGTTGGCCCCAGTGACGAATTCCTGCGTCGGCTGGAGGACGATCTGGACGCGGAGATCCTGGTACGTGGCAATGAGGTCCGTCTGTCCGGTTCCCCGGATCATGTGAGTGAGGCCACCGAGGTCCTCACCGAGATGGTGACGATTCTGCGCACCGGGCATTCACTGCGCATCGATGACGTCGATCGCATCGTCACCATGACCCGCAAGGGCGAGGCCCCGGCGCAGGTGATGACGGCCGACATCATCAGCCATCACGGCCACGTCATCCGCCCCAAGACCCGCAACCAGAAGCGTTACGTCGACGCCATGGATGCCAACACCATCGTCTTCGGGATTGGCCCGGCCGGCACCGGGAAGACGTATCTGGCCATGGCCAAGGCGGTGCAGGCACTGCATGCCAAGAAGGTGAGCCGGATCATCCTCACTCGTCCAGCAGTGGAGGCCGGCGAGAAGATGGGGTTCCTGCCCGGTACCCTCACCGAGAAGATCGACCCGTACCTGCGTCCGCTCCATGACGCGCTGCGTGACATGGTGGGTTCGGACGCCGTCCCCAGGCTCATGGATTCGGGTACCGTCGAGGTGGCTCCGTTGGCGTACATGCGTGGTCGTACCCTCAACGACGCCTTCGTCATCCTCGACGAGGCCCAGAACACCTCGCCACAGCAGATGAAGATGTTCCTCACCCGACTGGGGCTCGGGTCGAAGATCGTCGTCACCGGAGACATCACCCAGACCGACCTTCCCGGTTCGATGCAGTCGGGCCTGCGAGTGGTACGGGGAATCCTGGACGGTGTCGACGACATCGCCTTCTGCAATCTCACCAGCACCGACGTGGTACGCCACGAACTGGTGGGACGTATCGTCGCCGCCTACGACCACTACGATGCACAGAAGATGGAACATGACTCGGGGAGCAGAGGTCCGGGCAGGGTCATCGCAGATGCCAGGACCCACATGGCAACCATCACCGAGCGTCAGTCCGGCACCACGCACCTGCGGACCAGTGAGGACGGGGACCACGCAACCCCCAGGAGGAATGCATGATCGACATCATCAATGAATCCGACCAGAAGGTTGACGAACAGCGACTGGTGGGTCTGGCGACCTTTGCCCTGGACTGGTTGCGGATCCATCCCAGTGCCGAACTGTCGATCCTTCTCGTCGATGAGACGGCCATGTCGGCCTACCACGAGAAGTTCATGGGGCTTCCCGGCCCGACCGACGTGCTGAGTTTCCCCATGGACGAGCTTCGTGTCCCGGCCGACGGACAGACACCACCCACCGGGGTGCTCGGCGACATCGTCATGTGCCCTACCGTCACGGCCCGCCAGGCTCCCGAGAACGGTCGTACCCCCGACGGTGAGGCGGAGTACCTGCTCATCCACGGTCTGCTGCACCTGTTGGGCCACGACCATGCCGAGCCCGAGGAGAAACGCATCATGTTCGGCCTCAACGACGAGATCATCGCCGCCTGGGACGAACACCGTCAGGCGAGTGGCCAATGACCCAGAATCAGTGGATCGACCTCGTCCTGGCACTGCTGTTCGCGATCATCGCGAGTCTGTGTGCCAATGCCGAAGCTGCCCTGGACCATCTGTCGCACAGCAGAGCGGTGGAAATCGCCGAGGATGGTAAGGCTGGCCACCGCCGTTTGATCGACATGACCTCCGATCCGGCTCCCTACGTCAATGCCTCGACGCTGTTGCGCACCTGTGCCGAGATTGCCTCGGTGCTGTTGGTGGCCGTCGTCATCTTCGGACAGTTCGACGCCGTGTGGCAGCAGGTCCTGGTGAGCGGGGCGATCATGGTCGCGGTGAGTTTCCTCATGTGGGGTGTCACCCCACGGACCCTGGGCAAACAGCACGACGTCAAGGTGTGCATGTTCTGGTCACGTCTGTGGGCCGGGATGGCAACCGTCCTGGCCCCGGTGGCGCAGGTGCTCATCCTGGTGGGAAATG